TCTAATCCACATTGGTAGATTGGTGTTAATATCTAAAACATTAACAAATAAATCTACTAATATACTTTTAATTCTTTTTGATTCAGAATAAACTTGAAGAATATATCCATTTTGATCTGGTGTTGTTGATTCTTCAGCATAGATGTCTAAAGCTGTTGAAATCTCGGGAGTATATTCCATAGATTCATAATCATAAAATGATGCCAATCTTGTTGGTTCATAATATATCGCCTGGGTATAAAGATTGTTTTCTACTTTAGCCCAATTGGTGCTAAGATATAATGATTGTTGATTTTGTAACTTCGCCCTTTCGTATTCGGCCTTGTCTTGAGTTTTTAAAAGTTCCTTTTTGTCTAACTTATAATCTGGTTGTCCTTGACCCAATGTTGAATCGGGTCCAAATGTTTTGGATAACCTTTGCCAAACTGTCAGATTTTGATTATTATTTTCCATATTAATAATTTAACTATAGATATAAATATTTCAATAGTTTTTTGTGTTTTATGATATATTCATAAACCTATATTGCGTTTATATAAGTATTCCATGCTGTCACAAATGCGGTATTTTGACTAACCAAATTACCACCCATAGCATATCCTGCAACAATATGATTTCCGAAATTTATTCCTGATCTTCCGATCAACTGATTGCTATTCTGAACGGATGTTACAAATGCCAATCTGGCAGTTATTGATGTTCCATTAGAAAGTCTAAGAGACGAATTACCAAGTCTTTGGATTGATTTAACTGATGGAATGTTCTTTGGTCCACTTGGGTCGTTTAAATAATTAAACGCAGTATTAAGATCAAAAGGACCTTGGTTAATTCGTTGAGTAACAACGTTTCCTAATTGAATACTGTTTATAAATGGATTCGGTGTTGTCAATACACCATCAAAAACACCTGACGTGACCGAATATGGCATAAAATACCTTGATGATTGTAAAGTTTGATAATTAACTCCACTTGTAAATGGATTAAATTGAGTGTCAATATAACCACTCACACCATCTAAAGAGAATCCTTGATTTGATATAAATGTATATCCACTGTAAGCAACCGAATTTCTGGTGTTAGTTTTCCAATCAGTTAAGGCATAAAACTCATCTCCGTCTGTTGCACAAACTATGAAATAATCTAATTTAACCCACGCACCCGATGATTTAACACCTAACATTAGTTGATTTTGTAAAATACTTTGACCTACCGAAGGAGGCCCAATTGTGTATCCTGTGTAAATCGCATAGTAATCATTATCATAAATATAATTAGAACTATTACTACTACTAGCAACACCACTACCATACAAATTTATTGCCGTTACTTCACAATAAACGTAAGTGTTTGCTTCAGATTGTGTTAGTAAATAAGAAGAATTAGTTGCACCTGTTAGTAGAGTAGGACTTCCACCAGAATAATTTAAACTATACCATTGGTATGTATATGATGTTGGTGAATTAGTCCATGTACCATTTGTTGTAAATAACACCGAGCCAACAGAGTTTACCCCTGAAACTACAGGAATACTGATGTTCGTAGGAGGGAAAGGTATTGGTGGTGTCGGTGTCGGAGTTGGCGTATTTGTCGGAGTTTGTGTTGGCGTAGGTGTATTTGTTGGCGATTGTGATGGTTGAGGTGTATTAGTCGGTGTATTTGTCGGAGTTACAGATGGGGTTGGTGGAGGTGTTAAAAACGGCAATATTTGTTCCAATAAATCTCGATCGATTGGAGCTGATTTTTTGTTTTTAAAAGTTGGTTCAAAAACTTTTTGCCCAAGATATTGCTGACCAGGAACAATAAGTCTTGATCCATTAGCAATTTTTCCACTTTTTTTTCTAAAATTTAATCCCATTTTTTTTATTTCATTAAACCCCCAAATAACCAACCATATTTTTGATAATCATCTCTGGTTGGTCCATTATTTTGAAATCCCGCCCTTTCCCTTAATACATTATCATTAGGTATTGTTGGATTAAATTGTGCTTCTTTTCCAACTGATTCATTATTGACAACGGCCCAAGAATCAATCATAGATTTGGCTTGGTCTGTTGCTTTTTCTAATTTTGAAAACGATGACTCTCCAACATAAATGGCAATGGATATTCCCATAATTAAGTCATCATGCTGTCCTTTTTGGTGATCAGGTCTTCCGTTTATATAAACAAATGTGTTCATTTCACTAAACAAACGAACACTTCTTATTTTAAATTTATGTCTAATATATTCTTCAAATGATGCAATAATCTGAACTCTTTTATTATTAAAATTTATTCCCGGTATTTTCTCACTATTTCCTTTATTTGTTGCCCAAACATTAAACGCATCGACACCATCCACATATAAGTTTCTATATCCAAGTTCTTGCATTTTTCTCACAGTTGTAATACCCATACCTCCTGTAATATCGACAACCACAAAACAATTATACATCATACCCCACTTATAAGCAACTTCTGCTAATGTATCAGGTGGAATTTTCCCAACATATTCTAAAACTTGTTCTCTATCATCAAAATCAATAATTTGAATTGTTGAATAATCTTCGCTATCACCACGAGACACGTCAACGCCCATAATGTATTTATGACCCTCAATTGGTTCTTTCCAAATCCAAAGTGAATTACCCATAAGTTTTGATATAGGTTCTTGCAAAGATTCATTTTTAATATCTTCAAGTTGTTTGTTATCAAATACGTTATCTCCCGAACCCAAGAATTCACAATTTAACTCTTGGTTAATTTTTCTTTTATCGTATTTAAGTTTTTTAACCATTTTTTCATACCACGAAGAACATGGTTTGTATCCTTGTTTGAAAAAATGTTTTAGTTCTTCATTATCTCTTTCATAAGGATCTGTATGTGAAAAAGAAATATTTTTTGAATCGTCGTATTCTTCTCGATTCAAAAGATAATGAACAAGATCATCTGTTGGAACTAAATATAAGTCCTTTGTATATCTTGGATCTCTATACCAAAACATTTCAGAAATTTTAAATTGGTTCATTCCTTTCAATGACTGATCGTAAATGTCGTGATATATTGGGTCATACCCATTTGGTGTTGATATTACAATTACTTTACCACCCGTAGAGAGTGATGCCATACAAGCGGCCCAAAAATCACCATCTGCTTCAATAAAGGCCGCCTCATCAAAAATAAGAATTGTTGGTGTAAATCCACGAAGTGCATCTTTTGATGTTGCAACAGCCTTAACTTCAGATCCGTTATTTAATTTATAATGTCTTTGTGAATTTTTTTCAGCAGAAAATCCGGCACCAACCCAAGATGGCCATTGATCAACAAATGTTCTAATTTTATTTGACATCTCCATCGAGGTATCAAGTTTATTGGCAATTATTAGAATTTTTTCTGGTTGTGTTTTTTTTGCAAATACCAATCTTTTTGAAATCCAAGCGGCAGTTACCGTAGATACACCTGCTTGTCGATATTTTAATGCGATATTTTCCTCGTAGTCTTCATAATCCTTTAATAATGAAATTTGATCAGGAAATAATTCCAAAGGAACATATTTAGATACGGTATTATCGTATGTTTGTAAATATGTTCTAAGAGCATATGGAGTGTCATTCATACACTTCACATATTCGATCATTACTTGTTCTTTAGAAAAACCCATATGTTATAAATATCATTTACGGGTGTTTGTTGTAAAGATTACTTTTTACCAATTGAAAACATTTTACCTATTGGTAATTCCATAGGTGCTTCGTGAGAAAACATTGTTAATTTTTTTGGTCTACGGATAATCATAGAGTCTGATTTTTTAGATTTTTTTTTAATCGTATTAATCAAATCTTTTTTTGTCATTTTTGGTTCAATATTATTTTCAATAATATTAACAATTCTATCTTCTAAAAATTTTTGTAAATTTTCGTTTGTTTTCTTTTTTTTGTATTTAACGGTTTTTTCAGGATGAATTTTTTCCGGCATTTTTTTGTAATCTTTCTTAGATGTCGAATCTGAAAATTCTTTTGCCATTTTACACCACTTACATTTTTTGTCTGAACACTTATTACAACGAGCCCAAAATAAACCTTGTTGAGCTTTTGATTCAAATTTTTCGTTAATTTCAGATTCTGACATACCCATCATTGATCTATTTTCACCTGAATCATCGCCCATACCATCATCTTGCATAGATGTTTCATCATGTGGAGCTTCTTGGCCTGTATATTCTTGTGAAACGTCTTTTGAAAATACATTTTGTGATGTTACCGAATCTTCTTCGTCTTCTTTGACCTCAATATTTTGACCTTGTAGTTTTGTTGGGTTTTTTAACATTTGATTTAGTTTTGCCTTTTCATCGGGTTTACTTGAATCAAAAACTTGTGTTACAACTTGTGTTTGTTCTTTA